GACGTGGACAAGGCGCCTATCGCGTCGGCAGTGAGGTCGTCACAACTGCCCGTGCGGCACGATTCGACGCCGCCATGACCGGCACGCGCGACCCGTTGAACCGGGCAACGATGACTGCCGCAGAGAAGCGCCTCTACGACGCGCACTACCGTGCCGAATGGGCGAAAGCCGGATACCGGCCGAACAGCGTCGGGGCGAACTCCGCTGATCGAGGCTTGGGCTTGCGTCCGATCGCTCCCGATGAAACCCAGCGCGCCTACGAGCGTCTGCGCATCGAACTCGCCGCCCTCGACGACCCCGAGTCCGGCATACCCGACAGCGTGCGAGATCTCGCACGCATCCTCGGCTACTGACTTCCCTTCGGGGACGCCCACGCGGGCGCACCGCGGTTGTGCCGACGGGCCAAAACGGATATCGCCGACGGGCTTCATACGGAAAGGCAATACCTCATGTATCGGAACGCATTCGGGCAGCTCTTCGGCTATGCCAACCCGCGCCTCAGCTTCAACGGCGACGGCGGGGGAGGCGGCGGCGGAGAGTTCACGCCAATCACGACGCAGGCGGAGTTCGACACCGCCATCGCAGCGCGACTGGCTCGCGAGAAGGCGAAGTACTCGCAGTTCGACGGAGTCGACCTCGCAGACCTGCAGGCGAAGGCTCAGGAACTCGCAACGCTCAAGTCGAGCCAGGGGGCCACCGAGGCCGACCTGACCGCCCGACTGACGGCCGCGGAGACCCGCGCCCAGACGGCAGAGACGAACCTCGCCACCGCTACGGCCTCCAGCACGGAGGCCGCCGGCAAGCTCACCCGCTACGAAGCGGCTGCAGAAGCGGGCATCCCGCTCGCCCACGCACCGCGCCTCATCGGAGCAACCAAGGAAGAGCTCCTCGCGGATGCCAACGAGTACAAGAAGACGCTCCGCACCGGCGGATACGACCCCGGCCAGGGTCGCAACGACGGCGGAGCGGCTGAAGGTGCAGCAGGTATCGCCGAAGCCGAGAAGCGCTTCGGCAAACCCACCCAGTAACCCCTTGAAGGAGGGAAGACAGACATGACCACTGACATCACGGTCCGCAAGACCGACTATCAGGTGGAGAAGCGTTCGTGGCTTCTGGGACCCGTCGGCACCATGCCCGGCGAGAACCCCAGCGTCACGCTCGACCTCGCCGCGTTCCCCGCGAACCGCTACCCGAACGGCTACATCCCGTCCGGAACGGTCCTCGGCAAGATCACCGCGACGGGCCTCTACGGTCCGTACGACGACACGCTGGCGAACGGACTGGAGACCGCGCGCGGACTCCTGTTCTCGTCCATCAACGTGCCCGCCGCGACCGGCAAGGTCGGCGGCGCACTCTTCAAGCGGGGTGACGTCGACGAGACGAAGCTCCCGTGGTCCACCGGCAAGGGCGCGCTCGACGCGAACGCCCGCGCCGACCTCAAGTTCATCGACTCGTTCGCCTACTAAGGAAGGAGCAAACCAATGGTCATTGCATTCGACGCACCCGTGTCGCCCACCGACCTGACGTACTTCATGCGCCAGGTTCCGGTTCCCGCTGACAACGTTCTGCTCCCCGCGTTCCCGGCGCGTCAGCTGAACTCCAACACGATCGACTTCGGTGAGATCGTCCGGACGAACCGCACCGCGCGGTTCCGTTCGTTCGACGGCCGCATTCACGTGTCGGACCGAGACACCAGCTCCACGTCTCGGGTCAGCCTCCTGCCGCTGTCCGACTCGCTCAACAAGGGCGAGTACGAGCGTCTGCAGGAAGAGTTCGCACGCACGTCGGGCACGAACCGTGCCCTTCTCGCGGACGCCATCTACAACGATGGCGAGAACCTGACAAACAACGTGTACAACCGACTCGAGCAGGCATGGGGTGACGTCCTCACGGACGGCAAGCTCACCATCAACGAGAACGGTTTCCAGGGCGAGGCCGACTTCGGCGTCCCCACGGAGCACGTCGTCACCGCGGGCACCCTGTGGACCAACGTCGCGGCGCTCGCGCTCACGAACATCCGTTCGTGGGTCGACACCTACTTCGCAACCAACGGCGTCCTGCCCGGTGCGATCCGCATGTCTCTGGCGGTTGTTCGCAACCTCCAGAAGAACACGGAGATCATCAACGCCGCGATCGGCGCCAACGCCGGCCGCACCGCAGTCACGCTGCAGGAGCTCAACAACCTCCTCGCGACCGAGGGCCTGCCCCCGATCACGGTGCAGCGCGCGAAGCAGATCGACGTCGACGGTGTGAACACCGCCACGCTGCCCGCCGACCGCGTGTTCTTCACTCCGGAGAACCTCGGCGACCTCGGCTACACCGCCTGGGGCGTGTCGGCGACCGCGCTCGAGCTGGTGCGTGCACCGCAGCTCGAGTTCGCGTTCTCCGCAGCCCCCGGCATCGTCGGTGTCGTGGAGAAGGTCGGCCCGCCGTACCGCGAGTTCACGTTCGCGGACGCGACGGCTATGCCGATCCTCGCGGCACCGAAGCTCATCTTCATCGCGAAGGTGGCTTGACCATGGCCCGGCTGAACACGACCGTTCACGTCTATGACGGAGCGGACACCATCGTGTACCTGCCGGGCCAGGAAGTCCCCCAGAAGCACCGGGAGCAGATCACTGCTCCCGGTGTCTGGGAGGACGGCCCGGAAGATCCCGAGCCCACGACGGCACCGGAACCCACGCCTGAACCTGCCCCCGAGCCGATCCAGGAACCGGAACCGACTCCCGAGCCTGTTGCAGAGCCCGAGCCGATGCCTGAGGCCCTCGTCATCCCGCCGAAGGCAGGACGAGGCTCAAGCGCAGACGCATGGCGCGACTACGCAGGTAAGGCGGCGGAGCGTGCCGGTCTGAAGATCGAGTTCGACGACGACGCGAAGCGTGACGACATCATCACGGCCCTCGAAGAGGCCAAGATCCCCACGGAGTGAGCATGTGGCCTGACGTTGATACCGCAGACATCACCGACCGGTGGCGTCCTCTCTCTCCGGAGGAGGAAGTCACCGCGCCTCAGCGGATCGCTGACGCTCAGGCCGAACTCAACACCGCACTCCGCCTCCGTGGTCTCGACGGCACACCAACGTTCGAGACCGCGGGGGAGCTCGCCGACTGGGAGACGCTGTACGTCGCCACAGTCGTCGCATCCGTCCGCCGCTACTTCCTCAACCCTGAGGGTTGGACGGAAGAGCGGGAGTCGCTGGACGACTATGACGCGACGCGGAAGCGCGAGACCGGTTCGGGGAACCTGTTCTTCGTCGAAGCAGACATCGACCGCCTGGTGCCTCGGCGCCGGCAGCGGCGCGGGGCTTTCACGATTCGGCTGGGCCAGACATGATCGGCAACCTCGACGGCATTCGTGATCGGGGTCGAGTACTCGCTCGCGCGAGGATGCGGGCCATCGTCGTCGTCCGGCGCGTGGGGGAGAAGGTGCGCGACCCGGAGACGGGCACGCTGCAGCCTTCATTCACAGTTATCTACCCCACTGCTCTTGCGGAGATTCGGTTCCGAGACAACCAGCCCCGCACAGGAGACATCGCGGGACAGCGCTTCTCGGAACAGACACCGTTCGTCGCGTTCCCTATCGATGGCGAGCATTCCGACGAGGCAGCCCTCATCCGCATGGATGACATCGGCGAGGTGATCTCCGACCCCGACAACCCCGGGAACGTCGGTATCACCTTCCGGATCGCGGGCATCCATACCAAGTCGCTCGCGACTGCACGCCGTCTACCGGTCGAGGTCGTGAGCTACGCCTGAAGGGAGTCCTGATGTCAGACGGCATTCAGATCGACGCTTCAGATATCTCAAAGCTCGCCGCGGACATAGGCAGGGCACCTTCTAAGTCCGGCCGCACACTCCGCCAGGCGATGGAAGTGACCGCCACCAAGATTCGTGACGCTGCTCGTCAGAAGGCCTCTGGCCTGGAGCATGCGCCCGCGTTCCCCGCGTCCATCACCTACGACATCGGAGCGAATCACTCGCTGCTTCGTGAAACCTTCGGCGCCGGTGGGGCGGATTCGATCGTCGCGGAGATCGGTCCAGACAAGGATCGGCCTCAAGGCGCTCTGGGGAACCTGCTCGAGTTCGGGTCCGTGAACAACTCCCCTCGCGGGATCATGCACGGCGCGCTCCAGGAGAACGAGTCGGACTTTGAGAAGGGCCTCGAGAAGGCGATCGACGACGCGCTCAAGGGGGTCGGGCTGTGATCACAGCACCAGACCTCATAGAACGCCACGTCCAGGCGCTGCTGGATCGCCTCAAGTCGGATGCGCAGCTCATCGAAGTCGTCTTCGAAGGCGACGTCGATGGTGATCCCGAGCGCTACATCAATGTGTGGCACGACTCCGGATTCTTCGAGCCGCGATCCATACTCGGCGAGCATCAGGACGTCGACATCACTTTCACGCTCCACGCGGTCGGCTTCGAACGCTGGCAAGCCGTGTGGGTGGACGGTCGCATTCTCTCCCTACTCAACGACTTCCGACTCACGGTCCAAGGGAGGCGGTGCTGGAGGCTCAGCCCCGCAGGCACCCAGCCCGTCGAGAAGGACACCACGGTGAGCCCGCCACGGTTCCTCGCTGTGCGCAGGTACACCCTCCATTCGACCCCAGCAAGGGAGACACCATGACCCGATACACGCGGGTGAAGAACAAGACCACCGGGCACGAGTTCGATCTGCCTGTGGAGCAGTTCGACGCGAAGAAGTACGACCGCGTCGAACGCTACCCGGAGACAACGCGCCCGCGTCGTCCCAAGCCGAAGGTCGCCAAGGGCGGATCTTCAACCAACCGTCCTGTGGACGAGAAGAAGGAGTAAGCCATGGTACTCAGGCTCCCCGCAGCCGTCCCCAGCATGGGGACCCGTCGCGTCGTGTTCCTCCCCGGCACCGTCGCAGACATCGAGGCAATCACGACCGCCGAGATCACTGCCGGAGAGAACATCTCCTGCTACCTGACCCGTCAGAACGGATGGGCGCCGACCGGCGATCAGGCGGTCATCAACGACGGCCGGTACTGCTCCGCTCAGGACTTCGAGCTCCCAGGCACGAAGACCCGAACCCTGTCGGTGCAGTACACGTTCAACCTCAACGAACCGACCGATGATGAGGCCCGCCTGGCTCTCACCG